GTATTAGATATGAGTATGGGATGGGGAGATCGTCTAGCAGGATTTTATGCATCGAAAGCAACATCCTATGTTGGATGTGATCCAAATCCCCAAACATTTGAAGTATATAAAAAACAATGTATGGCATATGAAGAAATGCTAGGATGTTTGAGACCAGAAATATCTGAAAACATCAATGATGGATGGTGGAAATGTGTTGGTAAGAAATCTGTATTGATGTATAATAAACCAGCAGAAGATATCGATTGGTCTGAACAAAAAGAAACTATGGATTGCGTTTTCACTTCTCCTCCATATTTTTCTACAGAGTTGTATAACAAAGGTGGAGAAAAAGAAGAAGATCAATCGTGGAGCAGGTATTCAGAATATAATAACTGGAAAGAGAAGTTTTACCTACCCATGTTGAAAATATCATACGAATCCTTAAAACCTACGGGAGTGATGATGATTAATATCATGGATCCAACAGTAAAAGGTAAACGACATCGATCATGTGATGAAATGGTTGATTATGTGAGAGATGAATTAGGTGGTAATTTTATAGGACAGGTAGGAATGAGAATTAAACAGAGACCAAAAAATATAGACAAAAAACTATTATCTGAACATCTTTCTACCAATTTTATAGAAAATGTTTGGTGTTTTTCTAAGCAGAATTATGTGTTCGAAGGAAATCCTTCACTAGAATCTATTATGGGATAAATTATGACAAGAGACGAACTTATACAATTTCACGATATGTTATGCACCGAAGCGAAAGAATTGATGAAACTCAAAAATAGAGACTACGCAGGAAATGATGGGTTACAACCTTTTGCAAATTTTACCCGTGTAGAATCTATGGGTATATGTAAAACAGAACAAGGGTTCTTGGTTAGACTAACAGACAAGATGAGTAGATTGTCTTCATTCATACAGAGTGGTAAAATGAATGTGAAAGATGAATCATTCAGAGACACTTGTATTGATGTAATAAATTATATGGTATTATTGACTGCTTATATTAAAGATAAGGAATCCAATAATGAAAGAAAGTGATTATGTTTATCGTATGCATCCTGTTCATGAGTTTGGCAATGTCGAAACCTCAAAGTTGCTCATTGCTAGACTTACAGAAGATATGCCAGTAGAAGAACGTCTTCGAGTCGTGGCATATAGTCCGATGTTTACCTTTTGGTCAGAAATTCAAAATGCCTTGCTCGCCGCCGCGGATGAGATTTCTAGACTGAATAAAATAATAGAATCAACAAAACAATAACCTTGCAGTTTGCTGTTTATTGGGTATAATACAGACTATGAAGTTCTATACTAATGTATATGCCTCTGGTTCTCTGATCTATTGCAGAGAAACCGACAATGGCACAAAAAAGACAAATAAAATAAACTTTAAACCTTCTCTGTTTGTGACGGCAGATGCCGATGCCAAATATAAGAGTATTACAGGAAAGCCATTGACTCGAATGGAATTCGATGATTATATGGATTATCGAGACTTTATAAAAAGTTATGAAGATGTGGATGGATTCGAAATACACGGAGAAATTGGTGCAGAATATCAATATATTCGAAACGAGTATAAAGATTCAAACAGTTACAATTTTTCTCAACTAGACATAGCATATATTGATATCGAAACTACTTGCGAATCTGGGTTTCCAAACATAGATACGGCAAATGAACAGATCATAGCAATCACTGTTGTGCGAAAGGGTACTCCTCCTGTAGTATTCTGTCGTGGAGCATACACACCTCAGAAGGACGAAATCGTCCACGAAGGAGAGAACGAGAGGGAGATGCTTGAAGATTTCATGGATTACTTCTGCAAGGATTATCCTGATATTCTTACTGGGTGGAACATTAAATTTTTCGATATTCCATATCTCTACAATAGAATTAAAAATCTATATGGAGCAAAGTATGCCAAAAAACTATCTCCTTGGGGTATAATAAAAGAGAAGAAGATAACTAGTCACGGGAAAGAAAATACAACATATGATTTGGATGGTATTTCTACCTTAGATTATATTCAACTATATCAAACCTTTACCTATGTGAACAGAGAATCCTATAGTCTAAATCATATTTGTTACATTGAGTTGGGACAAAAGAAAGTCTCATATGATGAGTATGATAATCTGCAAGATTTTTACACCAATAACTTTCAGAAATTTGTAGAGTATAATATCCAAGACGTTTTATTGGTACAAAAACTAGAAGATAAATTAAAACTACTAGAATTGGCAGTTGCTCTCGCATATACTGCGGGTGTGAATTTCAATGACGTATTCTCTCAGGTAAAAACATGGGATGTGATAATATATAATTATCTTGCAAAGAAGAACATAATCATTCCTCAAAAGAAAACGTCAGTCAAAGATGAACAATATGCAGGAGCGTATGTCAAAGAACCATTGGTTGGAATGCACAATTGGGTAGTCAGTTATGATTTGAATTCGCTATATCCCCACTTGATCATGCAATATAATATTTCTCCAGAGACTAAAATGGAAACTGGAAAGGTATCAAAAATCAATCCAATAGCAATCCTTCAAAAAGATAAAGAAGTTCTTGATATTTTAGAAGATTTAAAAACACAAAACGTATCTATTGCTGCCAATGGAACAACATATAGCAAAGACCGAAGAGGATTTCTACCAGAATTGATGGATAAGATGTATGAAGAACGAAAGATGTATAAGAATATGATGACTGATTCCAAGAAACAATTACAAGAAGTTATAACTGAGTTAAAGAAACGATGAACGCTGGCACGGTAGTCCAATTGGCAGAGACAAAAGATTTAAAATCTTTGTGTTGCGGGTTCGAGTCCCGCTCGTGCTATTATGAGTAGAAAACACAACGCAGGTAAAGGTGACACTTATAGAAAAGTAGATACTGAACAGTATTCTAAGAATTATGATTTGATCTTTAAAAAGAAACGAAAAAATGGACTTAACAAAACTAACAAAAGAAGAACTGCTGAGTCTTAAAACTAAACTAGAATATGATATTTCAAAGTATCATAACTTTCAGTTGGTAAAAAAGATTCAGTTAAATTCGGCATACGGAGCAATCGGAAATCAATATTTCCGATATTACAGTACAGATATTGCAGAGGCAATTACGGTGTCGGGTCAATTATCTATTCAATATATTGGAAATGAATTAAATGCATTTCTTAATAAAAATCTAGGAACAACTGATATTGACTATATCATAGCATCAGATACAGACTCTGTTTATTTGAATCTAGGTTCTTTGGTAAAGAAATATCTACCAAACGAAACTGATGATCATAAGATATGTTCATATTTAGATAAATGTTCTAAGAATATCATTCTCCCTCTCATAGAGAAGAAATTCAATGAGTTATCTTCTACCATGAATGCATACGAAAATAAAATGGTAATGGCTAGAGAATCTATAGCGAATAAGGGTATATGGACAGCAAAAAAGAGATATATTCTAAATGTATATGATTCTGAAGGAGTGAAGTACTCTACACCAGAACTAAAGATCATGGGTATTGAAACTACGAGAAGTTCTACTCCAGAATTAGTGCGAAACGATTTAAAGAAGTGTATCGATATCATGCTAAATCATGATGAAGATTATCTGATAACTTTTATCGAAAATATAAAGAAGAATTTCTTTTCTATGTCTGCGGAGAATATAGCTTTTCCTAGACGGGTTAATGGACTAGAAAAGTATAGAGATTCTTATTATATTTACAAAAAATCAACACCTATTGCAGTAAAGGGTGCATTGATATACAATCATCACATCAACAAGATGAAACTAGAAAAGAAATACAAACTAATTCAAGAAGGCGAAAAAATCAAATTCGTTTATCTGAAAACACCAAATCCTTTTGGTGGTATGTATGGAGACGATCATATCGTTTCTTTTCCAAATAAAGTTCCAAAAGAATTCGAATTAGAGGCATATATTGATTATGCTAAACAATTCGAGAAATCGTTTCTCGATCCGCTCGCCACTATTCTAAATACTATTGGTTGGTCGTACGAGAAGAAAACAACACTAGAAAGTCTATTCAATTAGGAGAAATTATGTCTGATTTATTAAATTCATTTATCAAAGATTCTGGCAACAAATACGCATCATTAGTATCTGGAGGATTGGATGGTGCCGATGTCACCACATTTATGGATACAGGATGTTATATCCTGAATGCCTTGGTTTCTGGTGACATCTATAAAGGAATGCCAGACAATAAAATTATTGCTTTGGCGGGAGAACAAGCTACAGGAAAGACTTATATTGCAATGGGAATCTTGTCGAAGTTCTTACGAGATAATCCAGAAGCAATTGTGTTGTACTTTGATTCAGAGCAAGCAGTAACATCAGAGATGTTCAAGAATCGTGGAATTGATCCCAAGAGAGTAGCAGTATTTCCTGTATCTACTATTGAGGAATTTCGTAAACAAGTTATTACGATTGTAGATAAGTATCTTGAACTGCCAGAAGAAAAGAAAAAGAAGACAATGATTATCTTGGATTCATTGGGGATGTTGTCTACTTCAAAGGAAATGACTGATACTGCCGAAGGTAAAGAAGTACGAGACATGACACGGGCACAAATTATCAAGTCAACATTTCGTGTATTGACTGTTAAATTGGGACTTGCTAAAATTCCTTTGATTATGACCAACCACACATATGATGTAATTGGATCTTATTTTCCAACAAAGGAAATGGGTGGAGGATCTGGTCTTAAATTCGCAGCATCTATGATTATCTACCTTTCAAAGAAGAAAGACAAGGATAGCGCCGGAGAAGTTGTAGGCAACATAATTCACTGTAAGTTATACAAGGGAAGATTTACAAAGGAGAATAAGGTAGTGGATGTTAAACTAAATTATGATTCTGGTCTAGATCCTTATTTTGGTTTACTTGACTTAGCAGTACAACATGGTATAGTTACTAAGACCGCAGGACGAATAGAACTGAACGGTACTAAAGTCTTCGAGAAACAAATGTACGAAACTCCAGAAAAATACTTCACAAAGGAATTGATGTCTAAAATAAACATAGCAGCTGCCAAAGAATTCAAGTATGGTTCAGAATCCACAGAAGAAACCACATGAGCGATACCCCTTTCGGATACTCTTATTATCTTGATATGTACGATTGCCGTGTAGGCGCCGCAGATGACTTGGAGTTACATTATAGGTTCTTAGAACGAGTAGTAGACAAGATCGGTATGACTCGTATGTCACAACCCGTAGTAATGCATGGTCCAATTAAAAATGGACACGAAATGTATCCTGATAAAGCAGGAGTAAGTGGTTGGGTTCCTCTTATAGAAAGTGGCATTCAAATTCATTCTATGGAACCCAAAAGATTTATTACTCTTGATGTTTATTCTTGTAATAAGTTTGACAAGAATATCATTCTTGATTATGCAAGAGAATGCTTTGGGTTTGAAAAGGCAGAAGAACATTATTTTGTTCGTGGCACAGGATATGGAAATATTACAAAATGAATAGCATAGAACAGATTATACTTAACAATTTAATTAAAAATGAAACCTTTTCCAGAAAGGTGATTCCATTCTTAACTAAAGAATATTTTCAGGATCGGTCTGAGAGATTTGTTTTTGAAACGATCAGTGATTATATTATAAAGTATAACAGTCTTCCAACCAAAGAAGCTTTATTCATTCTTATCGACAAGAATAAAATCGTGTCGGATGATGAGATAAAGAAAATATCAACTATTGTTGATAACATTTCAAAGGATGTTGATCCTATAGATCAAGAATGGTTGGCATCAGAGACTGAATCTTTCTGTAGAGAGAAAGCAGTATATAATGCTATTATGGAATCCATCAATATCATTGATGGAAAATCTAACAATGCTAAGGGAGCAATCCCTGAAATACTAAGCAAAGCATTGGCAGTTTCTTTTGATCCTAATGTAGGACATGATTATATTCAAGACTATGAAAAGCGATATGATTTTTATCATCTTACTGAAAAGAAGATCTCGTTTGATTTGGAATACTTTAATGCGATTACTAAAGACGGAATTACACCAAAGACTCTCAATGTCGTCATGGCAGGAACTGGAGTTGGAAAAAGTCTCTTCCTGTGTCATCATGCAGTTTCATGTCTAAAGCAAAATCTGAATGTACTGTATATTACTTGTGAAATGGCAGAAGAACGTATCGCAGAACGAATAGATGCAAATTTACTAGATATCAATCTAGATGATTTGAAAGATTTATCAAAATCTGTATATGAGAAAAAGATTCAAGCAGCATCGGTTAGTGTTACTGGAAAATTGATTATCAAGGAATATCCAACTGCTACTGCTAATGTGAATCATTTTAGATTTCTATTAGACGAATTGAAACTTAAAAAGAAATTCAAACCAGACATCATCTTTATCGATTATTTGAATATTTGTGCTTCTTCT